AGTATGAAAGAGAGCAGGCAAAGAAATCTGCTCCTGTTCGTGGAGAAAGAACTCCTATGCCACCAAGAGGTGATAAGCGTAGAGAGGACTTTGAGAAGTGGTATGCTAAAAATGTCCGCTGATAAATAACCACGAAAGGTTACTCTAACCCCTCGACTTTACAGTTGAGGGGTTTTATAATGCCCATATTTTTTCTAAATACTTAAAAAGTATTGTGTGTTATGAGTAGCACTGCCAAACAAGAAGATTGTTCTATTTTATTCTTTAAAGAACATTGTGATAATAGATTTAATCTTACAGATAAACAATATGCTGAACTAGACAAGAAAGCATTTGGTAAGAGTGGAGTTTATCCTCAAGCAAATGCAGTTTGGAGAAGAAGTTATGATGAACAGGTTCTTGGTCTCCAACAGTATATGATATCGAGAAGTATTTCAACAGCAGGTTGGGTTTGGTCTAGAGATCAGGCAAATGGTATGATGAATTTTTTGAATAACATTGCACAGAAAAAATGCGGAGTTACTGGATCTCTTGATAGTTGGAATCCAATGGATGTTGTTGCTGTAAAAAAATCAGAAGAGGGAAAGATAAAAAAAAGAATAACAGAGATGTGTGATACTGGTGATAAACTATTGAATTTGAATACCTTAAATGATTTGATGGAAGAATATATTAGAGACAAGAAACTAATGCCAATATCTCTCAAACAAGTTGGTAAAAATGAGAGAGGCACTTTTGAGATGAGTTCTAAATTAAAAAGTAGAGAAGCAAAAAGAAGGTCTCTTCACGATTTTTCTGCAGATAATTTTATGTGTGATTTAGCATGGGATGCTAATCAAAATGAATGGAAATTTGCACAGGAAATTTCTTGGGATATGATTGATAAAGGTGGTGGTGGTAGAAGTGCTTTATCTGTTCATGTTCAGGGTAGAACATTTCAGGCAAAACAACCTAGAGAAAAACCACAACATAGTGGTGCAGCGATTGGGGCAACGGGTGCTATGCTTGGTAAAGCATCTGTGGGAAAGTTAGATGCTTTTGTAAAAAAATGTGGTTTGGACGTAGTTCCTGCCCCAGCAAAACATCCACACATTCCTAGTGCTGGACAAACTTGGTCTGAGTCAGATAAAAAATATTGGATTGATTTATATAATACACTCAAATCCGCAACAATTGATGGGAAGAAGATAGATTTTGGTAGGCCAGGAAAGTATGAAGAGGGAACTAATCCTATAGAAAGTGGATTTGAAGCAGCACTTAATGAAGCTTGTCTTGCAGATCAAAGAGATGCTAGAACAAAAACTGGTAGATCTGCTGGGAGTAGATTAACTGCGAAGTTGTGGGGAATGGAATGGTTACATCGTTACTATATGATGTCTAAAAAGAAAAAGTTTGATGTCTTTATGCATGTACTAGTTGATGCTATGAAGAAGGAGTCTTCAACTGCAGGACCTTTTATTAAGGTGTTCGGTAAACCAGGACTTACCGCAAGAAGATACTAAATATAATATAAGGACAAACAATATAGATGAAAAGTTTTTTCCAATTTCTAAATGAGGCAGGAACTTCTCAAGCTTCAATGCAAGCACAGAAGTTAAATCTCAAGAGTGATGGCCATGGCGGATGGTTAGATACTCGTGGCAATTTTGTGGCAACTACAGAAAAAGGAAAATTAGTTTTTAAGGATAAGAAAAAAACAACAACTCAACAACAACCTGTTGAAAAACCTGCTGCAAGACAACAACCTGCAGCAGCACAGGAAAAACCAAAGGCAGAACCAACATCACAAGAAAAAACAAAAGCACAGAAACCAGAAGGTGGTGAATCTGATTCTGGCTTAGAGGGAGATACTTTAACAGTTGCATTTGGTCGTTTCAATCCACCTACTGTTGGTCATGGAAAACTTTTAAGTGCTGCGAAAAAAGCAGCATCTGGTGGAGACCTTAAAATATATCCATCCAGAACACAGGATCCAAAGAAGAATCCACTTGATCCTGATATGAAGATTTCGTTTATGAAAAAAATGTTCCCTGAATTTGAAGAGAACATTATTAATGACGATCAAATGAAATCAATATTTAATGTTTTAATTGCCGCAGACGAAGAAGAATATACTAACATTAATATTATTGTTGGTTCAGACCGTGTAGCAGAATTTGAAAATCTTGCAACAAAGTATAATGGAGACCTTTATAACTTTGAAATGATTCGTGTAATTTCTGCAGGTGTTCGTGATGCCGATGCTGAAGGTGTGGAAGGAATGTCTGCATCCAAGATGAGAAAGGCTGTAATGGATGATGACTTTGAATCATTCCGTAAAGGAACACCAAAGGCATTAGATGATGGAGAAACACAATCTCTTTTTAATGCAGTTCGTCAGGGAATGGGTAAAAAGAAAACGAAAAAAGAAGTGACTGAACTCTGGCAAGTTGCACCAAAGTTTGACACTAATGGATTAAGAGAGCATTATGTTGGTAATAGAATTTTTAGAAAAGGAACACTTGTAGAAAATTTAAATACAGGATTGATTGGTGAAGTTATTCGTAGAGGAACAAATTATTTAATTTGTGTGACTGAAGGAAATGATATGTTCAAATCTTGGATTCATGATGTAATGGAAGTAAAAGAAAAAATATTCACTAATACTTGTGGAGTTCCCGCAGATCAAAGAGAAGTCGGAACAGATTCGTTGAGAAAATACACAATGAAAATGACTGACACTGCAAAGATAGATAATTTTAATATAAAGCAATTTATAAATAAGTATAAAGCTAAGAAGTAACGTTTTATACTCATGACTCATCTTAACGATATTTCCAAACTCTATTTGGAAAAAGTTGCGGATTCTTCATATCTTGAAACTGATATGAAAAAGCGCCAGAAGAATAACGAAAAGGCAATCGCAGATATGAAGAAAGTTAAGGATGATACTGTTCCCCGTTGGATGAAGGAAGCAGTAAAGGGTCAAGATACTGAAATGAGAAAAGCAGCAGCTGCTGATAGAAAGGCAGGAGATAAAAAACTTTCCCCATCAGTAGGAAAAGCAAATGCTGATAAAATGCAGAGAGATATTAAATTCTATGATAAACTCACCAAGAAGACTAAACCATCTGTGGTTGGAATGACTCATGAAGCACTTGATCCTGTAGGCAAGGAAGATGGTGATGTTAATAATGATGGTAAAAAGGATAAGACTGATAATTATTTGATGAAGCGTCGTAAGGCAATTGGTAAAGCAATTGCTACAAGAAAAGAAGAGATTGAGCAGATTGATGAGATTCATGGTCAGGCACACAAACCTCATGAAGTTCCTGATAAAAATTTAAAAGGAATGGTAAAGAAAGCCGTCAAGAGAGTTGATGCTGATGTTGATGGTGATGTAGATAGCAAAGATATGAAATCTTCAGAGATGGGAGAGTTTATTCCATCAGTTGATGGTAAGGGAAAAGTCAAAACAAAGGCAAGATTTGAAAGTTATTCAAATTGGAAACAAGACCTTTCCGAAGTTATTAGTGATAATGATGAAAAACCAATTAAAGAAAAGAAAGTAAATAATAAAATTAAAATCAATCCAGAATTCAAAGAATCATTTGATGAAATTGGTGGAACATTAATTGAAATGATAGAACTTGATGAATTTGAATATGTTGTTGAATCTGTGTATGAAGAACTGATTGAAGAAGGATTTACTGAAGATGAAGTTGAGTATGGTATTGAGACTGCACTTACTACTCTTGATGAAGGATATTATGATTCTGCAGTAGAAACATCCAAATCAAGATCTGGAGAACCTGCACCTAAAAAGAAAACTAAAACTTTAGGGGATAGAGTTAGAGGAGCACTTAAATCTGCTGCTAAAAAGGCTATCATAGGCACTGCTCGTGCTGCAGGAAAGGCAATGAAAACAAAGGCACAGGTTCAGGGAGCACCTGGAAGAGCAAAAGCAATGGCAAAAGATTACATGGGCCGTGTAAAAAGAGTTGCTAAAGCAGGATATGAATCTGGTAGAGGACCTGTTGAAAAGAAAACATCTTACAGAGGTAAAGGTGTAGGTCGTAAGGAAAAAATTGGTGAAGAAGCAGAAACCTCAACTGTAACACCAGACCAAAAAAAGCAGATTGAAATGAAGAAAAAGATGCTTCAGAAGAAATTGATGCTTCAGAAGCAGGCAATGCAGATGCAGAAACAGGGAAAACTTGCTCTGAATTATTCTGAATCTGCAGAAGATCGTTTGAGAGATTTTCGTCAAGAACGTGGTGGTCTTGATGGCAACAAACGTTATGATCGTCCCCCTGCAAGAAAGTCTACCAATAAGGAATTGGGAATTCGTGATTTTACCCCTGCCGAAAAAGAAAAAAGAGCAAAGGAGATTGCAGCAAATCTTAAAAAAATGAGAGGTTGATATGCCAGCAGTATCTAAATCCCAGCAAAAGTTTTTTGGAATAGTTCGTGCCATTCAAAAAGGTGAGATGACACCTACTACTCCTGAAACTGCTGAAGTTGCCGCTTCTATGAAAAAGAAGGATGTAAAGGACTTTGCATCTACAAAACATAAAGGACTTCCTGATAAGAAAGAGGTCAAGGAAGCACTTCGTTCTTCTTTGTTGACTGATAAGAAGTTTATGAAAAAGGTTGATTCTGAAAAGAATAAAAAGAAAAACTTCAGTAAGTTTGTGCAAGATGCTGAAGCAGCAAAGAAGAGAACATATGAAGTTGACAAAAAAACTCCATATAATGTTCACAAAAATACTAGATATTATTGATTGAACTGATATATAGTTTAGATTTTGGATTAAAGTATGTTAGCATTTCTACTCCCATTAGCAGCAAAGGTAATTCAAGATGCAGTTGCCAAGATTCCAGAAAATGAAGAACTTGGTGAGAAGTTGGTTGAGATCTGTCTTGTTATCTTGGGTAAAGCGGTTAAGCTGACCAAGACTGATATGGATGACCAACTTCTCGAAGTCGTCAAGAAGGCGATGGTAGCAAGGGAAGAAGAATAAAACATAAATATTATTATTCGGAGGAGACCCTTCGCTGGTCTCCTTTTTTTATAAATATTATTAGAAAAAAAATCTTATTAGGTAGGAAAGACATGGCACTCTGGGGAAATAATGATAACAGAGATTCGCAGGGAACTGTTACTCTGGACTATGCAACAGGTATTTGCACCGGAAGTAATGAAGAATCACCTGGTTCCGGAACCCTTTTTGGTGAAACCGGCAGCGTTCAAGTAGGTGATGTTATTAGATTTGGTGATCGTGAAAAAGGTGGTGGGAAAGTATATTTTGGAGAGGCTGTAGTTGTCAGTATTGCTAGCACAACTTCACTAACAATTGGATCTACTGCTAATTTAAGTGGAGTTGCTATTGCTGCAACATCGTTCTCTGCAGCAAGTTCTCCTAAGTATGTTGTTGGAGATTCTTCATTTAGTGAGGCACAAGCTCAAGGGCATGGTTACTCCAAATTACCATATGGAGTTGCTGCTGGTGGTGTTGATGATGCACAGGGAGGAGCGTATGCAACTGCTGCAGGTTGGGTTGGTGTTACCACTTATGTTGATGAGTCTGGATCACTCAGAGTTAAGAAAGAAGTTCTTGTTGCTATGTCCGGTATTACTACAGGCAATACACCTTCATATCCAAACATCGAAGATGCTGTATGATAATTGATTTATGTTATTCAATGATCTGAACGATAATAATTTTCTTTTATTTGCAATAAAAAACTATTGTAATCCTCAAGCAGTTACAAAAGAAGATTTTGATCGTGATTTGAATCATTTTAAATATATAAAAAGATTATTGAAAAAATATAAAAATGGTGGTGAACTTAAAACTCATTTAATATTAAATCATTTTATCGTAATCTATAATATTTTTGATGATGCGGCTACACCAATGCTTTTTTTCAAACTTGATGAAGAATTGTGGTCTTATGTAAAAACTTTTATTGTTTTTTTGAATCGTCTTCCAGAATATCCACATTGTTATATTCATGATATTCAAGTTGATTTGAATTGTTTAAAGGAACTTAACAAGATCTATGATGAAAAGAAAGAATCTAGATAGAATTATCAATATAATTCGGGAGCAAATGGTAGCAAATGCTCCCGGAGGTTCTGGTGGATTTAGTCAATCATCAGATGCTGCAGGACCAACTGCGGGGTATGATCCTGTTATGAAAAAAAGGCAGATTAAAATGCCTCCAGGTTCACGCAAAAAATGGTTAGATCATTTAAGAGGAAAGAAAAGTGTTTAGTCAAGGATCAAAAGTAGCGGTTCTTGAATCGAAACTTGATGTTTATGAAGATCTTTCCCGTGAAATGCTTACTAAATTAGAAGCAGCCGTAGAAAAGATATCGGAAGGAAATAATCGTATTGCTCAAATTCTGACTAGACATGATGAAAGAATTGAGCAAAGCATGAAGACTGATACTCTTATCATTAAAATGATTGATGAATTAAAAGAAGAAAGTGAGAACGATCATAAAGTTATTCATGAAAGAATTGATAGATTACAGGTAGAAATAAAAGCATTCTCAAAGTTTCGTTGGCAGGTCGGTGGTGTTCTTGCCGTAGCAGCACTCATCATAGGTGCCGGTAGTAGAATCGTCCCTATGTTCTTGACCCCACAACCACAGCAGGTTATAATAGAGAGACAGTAAAAGTCTTTGTAATGGATCTGGTTGACTCCAAGTATATTGGTCTGGTATCATCACGTCTCCAGAAGTTTAAGAAAGTAAAGAATAATCTATATAATTTTCGTTGCCCGATTTGTGGCGACTCACAAAAAAACAAAAATAAGACACGGGGATATCTCTACCAGGTCAAAAATAATACTAACTTCAAGTGTCACAACTGTGGTGCCAGTATGTCATTTAATAATTTCATTAAGACTCTCGATGGCACACTGCACAAGCAATATACTATGGAGAAGTTTAAGGAAGGCCATACTGGTAGAAATTTTGTTGTGGAAGAACCAAAACTTGAATTTAAGAAACCAGTATTCAAGAAGTCTATTGATCTTCCAAAGGCATCAACAAATCCAATTGCAAAAGAATACCTTGAAAGGAGAAAATTAAACCCAGATAAATTTTACTATGCCGATAGATTTAAGTGGTGGTCGAATACACAGAAACAAACCTTTGACACTATTGGTAGAGATGAACCAAGAATCATTATTCCTCTCTATGATGAAGAGAAGAACATGATAGGTTTTCAGGGCAGAGCACTGGATAAGTCACCTAATAAATATATCACCATTATGATTCAAGAGGAGGCACCAAAGATATATGGACTTGAAACAATCGACAAAGAATTACCTATCTACGTGGTCGAAGGACCCTTTGACAGCACTTTCGTCAGCAATAGTGTGGCTTTGTGTGGCAGTGACGGTGACCTGGGTTATCTTAAAGGAAGCAGTGTTATTTTTGTATATGATAATGAGCCCCGCAATCGAGAAATTGTCACTAGAATTGGGAAGTGTATTGAAAGAGGTGAGAGAGTCGTCATCTGGCCAAGTCATATCTTAGAGAAAGACATTAACGATATGGTTCTTGCTGGACATAGCGTTATGGACGTGTTAAAATTAAATACCTACTCTGGATTGGAAGCAAAAATCAAATTTAACAATTGGAAAAAAATATGAGTAACGGAATTAAAGTTAAAAAAAGAGATGGAAGAATAGAACCACTTGATCTGGATAAACTCCATGTTATGGTGGAAGAGGCATGTAAAGGTGTTGCAGGTGTTTCTGCAAGTCAAGTTGAGATGCAATCCGGAATTCAATTTCATGATGGCATCACCACTGACAATATTCAAGAGATTCTGATTCGTAGTGCTTCTGACTTGATTAGTTTGGAAAGACCAAACTATCAATTTGTTGCTGCCCGTCTTCTTTTGTTTGCAGTTCGTAAATCTTTATTTGGCAAGTTGAGAACTATGCCAACTTTGGAAAATCACATTTATGCTTGTGTTTCTAAAGAAGTATATGATTCTGAAATCTACACAAAGTACTCTAAAGAGGAAATTGAAAAGGTAAATAGTTTCATAGATCATGATAGAGATTTCTTGTTTACATATGCTGGTCTTCGGCAAGTTGTAGACAAATATCTTGTGCAGGATAGGAGCACTGGAAAAGTCTACGAGACTCCTCAATTCATGTATATGATGATTGCTCTTACCATATTCCAAGAGTATCCAAAGGAGACCAGGCTCGATTATGTCAAACGATACTACGACGCAATCAGCAAGCACAAAATCAACATTCCCACACCTATCATGGCAGGAGTGCGAACTCCACTTCGACAATTTGCTAGCTGTGTTCTTGTTGATGTTGATGACTCCCTCGATTCTATCTTTAGCTCTGATATGGCTATTGGCAGATACGTTGCACAAAGGGCGGGAATCGGTATCAACGCAGGCAGAATCCGTGGCATCAACGCTAAAATCCGAGGCGGAGAAGTTCAGCACACAGGCGTTGTTCCATTTCTCAAAAAGTTTGAAGCAACTGTCCGATGCTGCACTCAAAATGGCATCCGAGGTGGATCAGCGACTGTCCACTTCCCAATCTGGCACCAAGAAATAGAGGATATCATTGTACTCAAAAATAATAAAGGGACAGAAGATAATCGTGTCCGAAAACTGGACTACAGCATCCAAATTTCTAAACTCTTCTACGAAAGATTCATCAAAAACCAAGAGATTTCTCTCTTCAGTCCTCATGACGTTCCAGGTTTGTATGATGCTTTTGGCACTGATGCGTTTGATGACCTCTATGTGGGTTATGAACGAGATCTCTCTATTCCAAGAAAGACTATTGGGGCACAGGAACTAATCCTAAATCTGCTGAAGGAGAGGGCAGAAACTGGTCGTGTTTATATTATGAATATCGATCATTGCAACTCTCATTCATCTTTCAAAGATAAGATTGAGATGAGTAATCTGTGTCAAGAAATTACGTTGCCAACTTACCCTCTTCAACATATTGACGATACTGTAGGAGAAATTGCACTCTGCATTTTATCTGCAGTTAATGTTGGAAAGGTTAAGTCTGATGATGAACTTGAGAATCTTTGTGATCTTTCTGTGAGAGCATTAGATGAATTGATTGATTATCAGAAATACCCTGTAGCTGCCGCAGAAATCGCCACCAAGGCACGTAGATCTCTTGGTGTAGGGTTTATTGGGTTGGCTCACTATTTGGCAAAACTGGGTTTCAAATATGAATCTCAAGAAGCATGGGATGCAGTTCATGGACTGTCTGAATCTTTCCAATTCTATCTTTTAAAAGCATCTAATCAACTTGCTAAAGAGAAAGGTCATTGCGAATACTTTGGTCGCACCAAATATTCTGATGGAATTCTTCCGATTGATACATACAAGAAGGATGTTGATGAAATTTCTTCAATAAATTACCAGCATGATTGGGAAGGTCTTAGAGCATCTATCTTGGAATATGGTTTACGGAACTCAACACTGTCCGCACAGATGCCTTCGGAGAGCAGTTCCGTTGTGTCAAATGCCACAAATGGAATCGAACCACCTAGAGATTTCTTGTCCATTAAGAAATCAAAGAAAGGGCCTCTTAAGCAAATTGTTCCACAATATACATCTCTCAAGAATCACTATGACCTTCTTTGGGAGATGAAATCTAACCGTGGCTACATCAACGTTGTTTCGGTGATGCAAAAATTCTTTGACCAGGCAATTTCTGGTAATTGGAGTTACAATCCAGAGAATTATCCAAACAACGAAATTCCTGTGTCAACTATGGCACAAGACTTTTTGACTACATATAAGTACGGTTGGAAGACCAGTTATTATCAAAATACTTATGATATTAAGACTGATGAAGTGGAAGAAACAAAATCATCACTAGAAAGTATACTATCAGAGATAGAAAATTCAACGGAGGAAGATTGTGAGTCTTGTAAGATTTAAAACAAACAAAGAAGATAATGGTATGATAGTTGATTCGATGACAGTTTTCAATTCTGAAGAAGTTGATACTAAAAAACAACCAATGTTTTTTGGAAAACCTCTTGGAGTTCAACGATATGATTCTTACAAGTATCCAGTATTTGATAAACTTACAACACAACAATTAGGATATTTTTGGAGACCTGAAGAGGTCTCTCTTCAAAAAGATCGTGGAGATTATCATTCTTTACGACCAGAACAAAAACATATTTTTACTTCCAATCTAAAGTATCAGGTGATGCTCGACTCTATTCAGGGTCGGGGTCCTGGTATGGCATTTGCTCCATACTGCTCTCTTCCAGAATTGGAAGCCTGTATGAAGGTTTGGGAGTTTATGGAGATGATTCATAGTCGTTCTTATACTTACATCATTAAGAATGTGTATTCAGATCCATCAGAGGTCTTTGATACGATTCTGAAAGATGAACGTATTATGGAACGTGCTTATAGTGTGACATCGGGTTATAATGATTTCATTAATCATGCACATGAGTATGATAATGGAAATGATTGGAAGCACGCATTAGAGCAAGTTCCCACCGCACTAGAGGGCAGATATGAACTCAAACGCAAACTCTATCGAGCAGTTGCAAACGTTAATATTCTTGAGGGTATTCGTTTTTACGTTAGTTTTGCATGTAGTTTTGCTTTTGGCGAACTCAAACTCATGGAAGGAAGTGCAAAAATTATTAGCCTTATCGCAAGAGATGAAAATCAGCATTTAGCAATTACTCAAAATATTTTAAATAAATGGAAAACTGGAGATGATCCAGACATGAAGAAAATTGCTAAAGAGGAAGAAGAGTGGCTCTATAAGATGTTTGATAATGCTGTAAATGAAGAGAAACGCTGGGCAGAATATCTGTTCAAGGATGGTTCTATGATTGGTCTGAACGATAAACTTCTTCAAAAATATGTAGAATGGGTTGCAAACAGAAGGTTGAAAGCAATCGGTATGAGACCTGTGTATGACATTGCAGCAAGCAATAACCCACTTCCATGGACTCAACATTGGATTTCTTCTAAAGGTCTTCAGGTAGCACCTCAAGAGACTGAAGTTGAATCTTATGTTGTTGGTGGAATTAAACAAGATATAACCAAAGACACCTTTGCTGGGTTTAGTCTTTAATATAATTTTTTATACGAGGGTTTCAAAACCCTCTTTTTTATTGGGCCTTGACGGGCCCTTTTTTTATGAGTAGACTAGGTTTGTCGCCGTTAAAGATAAATAATAGCTCATTGAATTCTATAAGATGAGTTATGAAAATCCATGGATATATGAAGAGAAACCTTTTGAGTCTGATGATATTATGGATTACTTTGGTTTTGTCTATTACATTACCAATAAGTCCAACGGACGATCGTACATTGGTAGAAAGTATTTCTGGTCGTTTAGAAAACCTCCTGGAAAGAAAAGAAAAGTAAAACAAGAATCAGATTGGAAAAAGTATTATGGTTCTTGTCCAGAATTAAAAGAAGATATAAAAAAGTATGGTAAAGAGACCTTCAGTAGAGAGATATTGAGTTTACATAAAACTAAAGGTCTTTGTAACTATGAAGAAACCAAACAGTTGTTCTTAAATAATGTCTTATCCGAGTCACTTGACAATGGAGAACCAGCATATTATAATTCCAACATCCTTGGCAGATATATGCGAAAGGATTATGGCTATTTTTCTAAATAACCAAGTGCCGTGAAGAATATTATATTCTTATGACGGATGTCGTCTTTTATTAATTTAATGATTAACAAAATTCTTTTTGGTCTGCTTTCAATTTCCATTCCATCAGCATGTGCTTATCCTTCAATCAATCAAATTGATTCTCTTCCCAAGATTGATGTTTCTGTAAATGAAGAAAGGGCAGTACCTATTAAGGTAGTAAAGAAAACTTGGAAGTGTCCTGGATGTAATGATAACGAAAAATATGTCCTTGAACAACTTCAAGAAAAAACCCGTATTAGTGATCGTAATGCTCTTGCGACTATCATGGGAAACATTAAGTCAGAGAGCAACTTCCATCCCAACATATGCGAGGGAGGGGCTAGAGTTCCTTACAACGCTTGCCATCGTGGGGGTTATGGTCTTGTTCAGTGGACCACAGTAAATCGTTATAATAACCTTGGTAGGTTTGCTAAAAAATATGGTTATGATCCTTCTACACTTGAGGGTCAGACTGCATATATGATTAACGAAAATATATTCCAACGATATCTACCTATGTTTGAGGGCAGTGGCCAAACTGTCCGTCAGTACATGGTTCCTGCCTATTATTGGTTAGGATGGGGAATCAAAGGATATCGTGAACATTATGCATATGACTACACTAAAAAAATGGTACTAGCATGACAACATTTTTGAACAAAATCAAAATCAAAAACGCAATCAAAAACACAATCAAAACAATGAAAGAAAAATTCGAGACACAAACTTCTCTTCTTGAAAAAAAGAATATTCATTGTTCAATTGATAAAGAAGAAGTTGATTGTGATGAAATGAATGCTCCTTCATACATTGGTGTTCCTGCACCAATGTATCTTGAAGATGACCCTTGGTTTGGTTCTGCCCCTATGAAAACTGAAAAGCAGATTGATTACATGAAGCAAGAATTTGAAATGAAACGTCAGGAACGAGAAGAGCAATTCTTGGTAACTGGTGAATCAGAAGATATTCATCAGAAAATGTATGAGATTGCTACCAAGAATCAGAATACAACTCTAAATTTAAATCCTATTGGTGGTTCTGAAAACTTTCATGAAGGCCCTGGTGGTTGGAACTCCGGAACTGGTATGGGGCAATTTAAAAAATGAGTGAAAAAGATTGGCGTTATAATGACACTAAAATGTCATTGAGAACCAGTGCCTTAAATGTTCTTCTCAAAAGATTTGGGTCAGAGATATGTTCTGATGGATCACCTAGATATTCCAACCAAAGTATTTACGAATGTGTTCATGATTGGGTTTCACAGGGCAATGTAAATACAAATGGTATTGTCAAATATTATGAGGCTTATTACGCATGAAAAAATTTCTTCTTGCTATGATTCTTGTTGCTTCTCCTGCATTTGCGGGAGAATCAAAAACTCCTAAAGAATTCTATACTATGGACTCTATGGGTTGTATGCTCCTTCGAGAATGCACTAAAGATGTCCAACAAGTCTTCAGTATCAATGATATTGCTAATGCTCATCCCAATAGTGATTACGATTTTGTTGCTGATGAGTTCAACAACATGCTCGTTTCCCTTGATCAAATCGGAGTTAAGGTGTTTCTAGCAGATGAAAAGTATTTTCCTGTCGGACATCGTGGGGTTTATCATACCGTCGGTAATAACTTTTTTCTGAATAAATCCTTTATGCATCGTCCTGGTGTTCTTATGTCTGTGATGCGTCATGAAGGATGGCACGCAGCACAAGACTGTATGGCAGGAACGATTGACAATAGTTTGATTGCTATTATCAAACCAGAAGAAGATGTTCCTCCACTGTGGCGTGAGATGGTAGAGCGTACCTATCCCAAGTCTGCTGTACCTTGGGAAGCAGAAGCAACATGGGCAGGTAAGACTAAAGGAATGACAGCTGATGCACTCTCTGCTTGTGCTACTGGTGCTATGTGGGAAATTTATGAACCAACACCTTTGACCCGTAAATATCTTGTAGAAGAAGGTTTTATGTCTAAATAGTAACATTCCTACAAGGAAAAGACCACCCAAGGAGAATCCTGCGAAACTCTTTAGTGTTATAATGGTGGATTCTCTGTTGGAAAGCAATTTTCAAACATGTCTAATTTAACAAGAGATGTGTTAATCAAGACCATCGTTGCCGAAGAAATGAAATCCTGCGACAGTCCTGATTACACTCAACAATTAAAAAATACTTATCATAAATGGAATCATGAATCTAGTGCAAATCTTTGTCAAAAATACAATCAATTAAATCACACTAGTATTACAGTTGATATATTAGATTAATTATGTTGGAGATTGGTAGTGAATAAAGTGCATGAAATTTTTCCCCTTGTAGTTTATCAAGGAACGGTTGATTGCCATAGAGAATTTAAAGAAAAAAATATAGATTCTCTTCGTGACTATTGGTTTAATGGATATGAAAATGAAAGCCCGGAATATTCTGGAAAAATATTTGCACATTTAAATCCAGAATATAAGATGTTTTTCAATTCATTGAAAAAGAATCTTAATGAATATCTTGAACATCTGAATGTTAATCATAATCTGATTAACTATCATATTGTAAAAACTTGGGTTGGTTACCATAAAGATGATGAAACTCCATCTGTAGGCCCACATTTTCATAATGAATCCAATATTAGTTTTGTTTATTATTTGAAAACAGATTCGACATCTGATAAACTTTGTATAAGTCAAGCATCTAATCGTAATGAGATATCTGGAGGATTGTTTGAAACTTCTCATGCAAAAAATGTAATTGCAAGATTCAATAGATATAATTGTAATTACTATACCATCACTCCAATTGAAGGTACTGTAGTGCTTTTCCCAAGTGATACTCTACATCATATTCAAAAGTTTACTCAAAGAACTGATGAAAGAATTGTTATTGCTGGTGATATACGCATTACATTGAAGGAAAATAATCCAAGTTATCATCAAGGATGCACTCACCCTTCTCAATGGTTAGAACTATGACAATGGAAACCTCATATAAAATTGTTATAGATGATCGTAAACCTGTAATGATAAAACACTCTCTGATTTGTCATCCTCCAGCAGATCCATATCTTGTAGATAATGTTGATACTTCTTATCCTGGTATTGTCATAAAGTATGATAATGGATATCTACTGGAAGATGGTGTACATAGAATGGCTAAACTTCAAAGGCAAGGAGTATATGAATCATTGTTTTATGTTGTAACTATAGACGAGTATAAACGAGGACTGGTTCATATGATGTTTATGGGAAAATTTATACCATTGGGTGAATGGAATGCACAATCTTTATCTCCATTGGGACATTAAAATCATAAATACAAGAGCCTCACTCTTTTTTAAATGACAGATTCAAAACTGACTAAAAAAGAGGATGCCAAAAAGGAAAATAAATTTGACTGGGCAGATGAAGGTCTGTCTGCGTTAGTGCGTGTTGTTATTTTATCGTGGTCTGCAGCAATTCTTACACTTAATTATGTAACGATTCCTGGTGTCCCACAGAAGAATATTGATCCAACTTTCATTGCCAGTGTGTTTACCGGAACTTTGGCCACTTTCGGAGTTCAACCTGCAAAGAAAAAAGATGAAGAATCTTCTAAAAAAGAAGTAGAAAAAAAAGAAAAAGTTGAGTGATAATGTATAATATATCCAAGGAACCTGAAGAAAAAGATGTAAAGTCTAAATCGCCAATTAAGATTGCTGCGTTGGCATTAGGTGCCATTGTTGGCATTTCTCATATCGGTCTTCTTGGTTATTTACTTAATGATAATACTCCTAAAGTAAGTCAAGTTCCTGTTATTAATATTCCTCGTGGCCCATATTCATCTTATAGAATTAGAGCCGGCAAGGATGGGTATGAGATTGAGTATCGTGCAGATGATCCAAAGATTTTAGAATCTGAAAGATCTCTTGATGTTGATAAGAATAAGAGAGGATTGTTTGGTGGAGGATCTGAAAAACGTAATGAGTATCGTCGGGATCAATATACTAGAGAAGGAACACGCAACCTAGGAGGCGGATCAGTAGATGCCGAGGGAAAGACTCTTGCCAAAAGCGAAGAGTGCATACGGGCGGACGCTGGAGCACGGTCACAAGGTGCGATGGCAGGTAGTGCGATTGCTGCTGGTGTAGCAGTTCCAGCACTTGTCAACATTCCTTACATTGGATGGTTAGCAGGTGGATGGGCATTACTTTTAGGCCAGAAAGCAGGATCTGAAATTGGATCTGAAGTTGGAACTGTATTTAATGATTGTTAACTAATGTACACATTTATAAATTATGCGACAGCATTTTGGTCTGTCGTGGTGATGAATTGTATTCAACCTGCAAATTGGCAATATTGCTATCGGGTTGATGAATGGCTACTGCCAGAAGTAAGTCAGGGAATCAAAATATATTTTGATAAGAATCATAATCATTTGTATCAAGAAGAGAAAAAATACCTAGATAGTGTAGTCGAGTAAACTTTTATGAAGTTCTTTTTTGCACTTCTAGCTACATTTTTTCTAGCACTTCCGGCATGGGCAGTTGATGTTACTATGGGTTCTAATGGTAACCTTGTTTTTGATCCTGCTGAAGTTACTATTAGTGCTGGTGAGTCAGTACATTTTGTTAATGGTATGCTTCCTCCCCATAATGTTGTTGTAGAAAATCATCCAGAATTGGGGCATGAAGGTTTAGTAATGTTACCAGGTGAAGACTTTGAAGTTGCATTTCCAGAATCTGGTGACTATACTTATTGGTGTGCGCCACATAAAGGTGCTGGTATGATCGGTACTGTACACGTTGAATGATATGAAAAAGATTAACAGTTTTGTTCTGAACCTTACTGTTAAAATAATTGATTATCTCTATAGGGGTAGATACTTTCAACGTTTTTGGGTGCTTGAGGAGATTGCTCGGGCACCCTATTTTGCATTTTTAAGTGTCTTACATTTTAGGGAATCATTAGGACTTCGTGGGTCAGAACACCTTTATCTAATGGAGGAACATTTTGCTCAAACAATTAATGAAACAGAACATCTGGAATATATGGAAAGTCGGGGCGGTAATTCTTATTGGATTGATCGTTTCTTTGCCAGACACCTCGTTCTTGTCTACTATTGGATTAATGTATTTTATTATTGGGTGGCTCCTGTTTCTGCTTACCATCTCTCCTATGAAATAGAAATACATGCAGCAATGACATATGCACATTACTTACAGTATCATGATTGGAATGATGAGAACATTTGGCGTATAATGAATGATGAGATACAACATTTTCAGGAACTACATACTTCAATGGAGATGATAAAATGAAGGTAGGAATCATCGGTCTGGGACGAATGGGAGAAGGAATGTCCCGTCGTCTCATCAAAGCAGGTCATGAAGTATGGGGGTATAGAAACAACTATGCAAAAGCTGAAGAACAATATGAAAAGGGTTATATTAGTGGATGTACCACTTCTGTGGAAAGCCTTGTTCAAGTAGTTAGATCTACACCAAGTGATAGAAGAGCACCTGGTATTTTCATGATGGTAGTACCAGCAGAAACAGTCGAGGGCACAATTAATGAGTTACTACAATTTTGTGTGGAGGGTGATATTATTATTGATCATGGCAATTCCAATTTTAAAGACACTCGCAGGAGAGCAGAAAGGCTTGCTAAATTGGGCATCCAATATATTGACTGTGGTACTAGTGGTGGTGTTTATGGTTTGGAGCGTGGATACTGTCTTATGGTTGGTGGTGCAAATACTGCAGTATCCGTCTGCGCTCCTCTCTTCCGCGCCCTTGCTCCAGGAATCGATGCTGCTCCCCGCACAGACCCTTTGAGTCGTAGTACTAGTGCTGAATATGGTTGGTTACATTGTGGAGGACCAGGTGCCGGACACTTTGTGAAGATGGTTCATAATGGTATTGAGTATGGAGTGATGCAGGCATATGCTGAAGGATTTAATATTTTAGAGAATGCAAATGCAGGTGCCAAGTATGTCAAAGCAGGAGATGCAGAAGTTGCTCCAATGGATAATCCAAAAGATTATTGCTATGACATCGATGTTTCTGAAGTGGCTGAGTTATGGCGTCGTGGTTCTGTTGTTGGTAGTTGGTTACTCGATCTTACCGCTGATGTTTTACGAAACGATCATCACCTTGATAAGTTCGATGGGGGGGTCAGTGATTCTGGGGAGGGTCGTTGGACTGTCCATGCTGCTGTGGATCTTGGGATACCCGCTCCTGTTATCAGCAGTGCTCTGTATGAGAGATTTAACTCTCGCCGTCTTGGTGCTTTCGCGTCCAAGGTTCTAAACGGTATGAGATATATGTTCGGTGGTCATCATGTTCGGTGAGTTTCTTAAATTCCTCGCAATACCCTTTGTGGTATCCACCATATATTTCGGGATACGAAAAGGTGAAAATAACTACTATGAATCAGACGACTATGACGGAAATGGAACTGCCCACTGATTACCTGTCCAGGAGGATAGTCATCTTCGGTGCTACTGGGGATTTATGTAAAAGAAAACTGATTCCTGCATTGTATCAATTGTGGGAGAAAAAACTTTTACCAGAACAACTTTTGATTGTTGGGGTGTCTCGTAGAGAACATTCTAAAGAGTCATGGATAGAGCATCTTGGTAACTATCCGGAAGAATTTACATATTGGTTGGATTTTGTTTGTGCAGATCTTAATAATCAAGATAGTTTGACCAAACTTCATGATGATAGTGTAGATACAACGTATTTTTTATCTGTTCCTCCAGAGAGCTATGAAAATGCAATCATCAACCTCAAAGAAGCAGGATTTTTGGATGACCCGGATCATTCCAGAGTGGTTATCGAAAAACCCTTTGGACGTGATCTTCAATCTTCTAATCATTTACAGTCTGTGGTTAGCAGACATCTACGGGAGAAACAGGTATATCGCATTGACCATTATCTTGGCAAAGATACTGTTAATAACATACTTGCTACTCGGTTTGGTAATATTTTGCTGGAACCACTTTGGAATCGTAATTACATAGAAGAGATTCAAATCTTTGCGACGGAGACGATTGGTTGTGAAGGGAGGTCACAATATTATGATACTGCAGGTGTTGTAAGAGACATGTTGCAGAATCATATGCTTCAGGTTCTTTCACTCATTGCAATGGATGCTCCATGTAGAATGGATGCAAAAGAAATTCGTAGAGAAAAAACAAAAGTTCTTGCTGCCACAAGACTTGGGAAAAAATTTGTTACTGGTCAGTATGAAGGTTATCGCAAGGAACAAGGTGTTGGCCCAGAGTCAATGACTCAAACCTTTGTTGCCGGTGATTTGTATGTTGATAATTGGAGATGGGAAGGTGTTCCTTTTTACTTTATGACGGGTAAGAAGATGCCCTATCAGTGTGTGGAGGTCGTTGTGAAACTCAAAGCACCACCTGTTGGATTATTTGAGGGAGAAACACCTGGTCGTATTGTGATGCGTTTACAACCACATGCACACCTTGATATTCAGATTGATGTCAAATCACCTGGACTTGGTGAAGAAGTTGAGAAAGCAACTCTTACACATCGATATCCTGATTGGCTGGGTGTGGATGGTTATGAGAAATTATTCTTTGATGCAATTAATAATGATCAATCACACTTTGTTCATTCCGATGAGGTGACGGAATCATGGAGAATTGTTGATGATCTTCTTTGTACTGGTGATTCTTGTCCTGTAAGAACCGCACCTTATATTTACAAAAAAGGTTATTGGGGCCCTTGGAACAAAGTAGAACAAATTACTAAATGGGATTATCCGGCATGATTGGGTTAGTCAGAAATGTAATGGAGACACCAGCACTTCTAGGTGTTATGTCATTTTTTCTTATCTTTGTTCCTATTTTAGGTATGTGGGCAGTCCACAAATATGGTTGGGAACACTGGGAACCTTTTTCTAAAAACCACAAATGAAAAACTTTTTAAGTAAATGGGGTTCTGATATAGAACCACCACCAGAGTACGTAACTAAAGAAGAAGTGCAGGAGATGATTGATGATGCCATACGAAAACATAATCGTAATGCTGGAATTATCAGCATGTGTGTTGGTTGGGTTGTTCTTGCACTTTTTGCTGAGGGTCTTCTTCGACTCATTGGAGTGATTGAACCATTATTTCCATGGCTTAAAATCGCATTGTAGAATAGATATGAACTTAATACTTAGACCTTTAAATGATATTAATGACGTAACTTGGAGCATCATTGTTTGCATGGTGCTCCTTTTGTTTGGAGTGGCATACTACATATATACTATTATGAAAATGGCTTATTCGGAGATGGACGATGAGCGACTTGACAAATAAAGATGCAGAACAGGATAAACAAATTGCTGTTTTGGAAAATTATTTTGGTAGTATGAGAGAACGAGTCATTGGTCTCGAAGAGAGAATGACACGTAAAGATGATTATGAGCGTCTTGAAAAAAATATTGACGAACTTAAAACCAGAGTTCGACAATTGGAAAGATGGGTATGGGGTGCGGCAGCTGTAATTGCAGTTGGTGCATTTGTGATTGGTATTGCAGCAAACGCACAGGAGACAAAAAATGGGAGCAATGAAAATTATAAATACTCTTATCATCGCTCCCATATTATATGAAACATATTCATCATATTATTCCAAAACATATGGGTGGAACTGACGACCCTTCTAATCTTGTAGAACTTACAATAGAAGAACACGCAGAGGCACATAAGAAACTTTATGAAGAATATGGTAGAGAAGAGGATAAAATTGCTTGGATGGGACTATCGGGGCAGATAGGCAAAGAAGAAATCGTCAAAAGAGTATTGAGTGAAGCAGGTAAAAAATCTGCAAGGATGAATAAAGAAATACAAAAAGAATCTGGTAGAAAAACTGGTCTTGCTAACAAAGGCAGAGTTCCTTGGAATAAAGGTAAGAAGATGTCTGAAGAGTATAAGAAAACTTTGAGAAATAGTCCTAATGTAAAACCTCCAAGTAGAAAAGGTGTTAAACTTTCAGAAGAAACTAAAAAGAAAATGAGTGAGGCACATCTAAATAGAAAAAGAAAATGAGGTATTTTTATGGGTGCTATGGTTCCGCCCAGCAGGAAGTCCTGCTATAATTTTAGGGTAGTTGAAATTAACAGAGTGCTTGATGGAGACACGATTGATGTCACAATTGATTTGGGATTTGATCTCTATAAGAAAGAAAGAGTTCGAGTCGCAGGAGTGGATACTCCGGAGAAGCGTACTAGGGATGAAGAAGAAAAGGCACTCGGATATGATGCCACAAATTGGCTCAAAGAGAAACTGGAGGGTGCTATTTCTGGTGATGATGAGTTGTCTGTTAGGACTGAACTTGTTGGTGGCGTCGGCAAGTATGGCCGTCTTCTTGGGTGGTTATACATTGGGGATGCAGAATTGTCTCTCAACGAAGCAATGATTGCCGAAGGATATGCCTGGGCATATGATGGTGGAACCAAGCAAAAGAACTTTGAGGAACTTCGTGAAATTCGTCGTGCTCATGGCACTTTAGTGGAATGATTCCTACATTATATGTTTTTGGATTTATTTTATTATTAACTTCTGGAATGATGGCAGTTGGAAATAAAAATGCTAGTATTGGACAACCGCAATTACCAAAATGCAAAAAGTAATTAATGTAATCGCACTTCTTTCTGGACTTACATCACTTGCCGTGATTGGTGGTGGTGTTTATCTGTATAAAAATGCAGATGTCATGATTGAAGATGTAAGAAAGAATGTTGCGAATGCGGCAGTAGAAGCAATTACTGATGCCCTTCCTGGTATGTTAGATGCTGCGATGCCAGAACTTCCAGAAGTGACAGGACCAGAAATTCCAATGGCAACTCCTGCACCAGCAGCACCCATGACAACCGGACCTGCAATACCCCTCCCCTAAATAGGGTTGATGTGTTAATTAATTATTATGGCAACATCAACTCATAGGAAAAAGTCAAGTAGGAACAAGGAAGCAGATCAAAAATTCTTTTTATATGTTTTCTTCTTTCATATTTTCAATTCCATTGGAAAATTTTTTCATGATTTGTTAGATGATTAATGGAAATTAAGAATATTAACATTTCGGAAATTTCTATTCCGGATGTGAATACTTGGTTTAGAGAACCACCTCATGCAATTCCACCTGTTGTCCCAGTGACAGTTCAGATTGGAATTCCTATTGTTGATATTCCTGGATGTGTAGAAGCACATAGCACTAATAATCCAAGAAATGATAACTTGGTGAATGATGATCCAAAAGGAACATTGACATTTTGTGATGCGGGTGTTCCTTCATACAATCCTATGAACTTTGAACCGGAGGATCATTTACAGACACCAGTAGTTAAACCTCCACCATACGAGGAACCAGAAACCCCAGAGATGCCTCTGGATGCCGTTCCTACGAAGGCTCTGCAAGAAGTCAAATTACCTTGTCCCACAGAAAAACAATCACTCACAGAACCCATAGGAACCGTGAGTGATGGTGGAAAGAAAAGAATTGTTGATTATAAAACTGTAGGAAAAGAATGTATTGCAGTTAAAGAAGACTTATCACTTCCTGTGCAGGTTCTAGAAGGACTTCCAGGAGCAGGTTCAGTCACAATGACAACATCAGTGGCAGTGATTGCAACGACCTCTGCAATTCTTGCAAAACCCGTTGCTGATGTATTATTGAAGACTATTAAACCAGCAGTTAAAAAGGTCATCAAGAAAGTTCAAAAAATTACTGGGAAGAAACAGAAGATTCTTTCCTTAAAGGAACGCCGAGATCTTCAGCGCGGTTTGAAGTAACTGTTGGAATAGAATGACGATGTGGATGATTGTGTCCAGGAGGGTTATTAACTATTACATCTGCACATATTTTATGCATTGGACTTTTGGGATGGAAAGTAATTCCTTTTAACATCAAATCCCCACAATTCTTGAGTCTGGCTAATTCAAAATCTAATCTCTTATTGGCAGTTAGTTGTTGCTGCATTTTAATTTGAGTCGTCGCAGCATCCTTACATAGATTTTGTAAATCTTTATCTAATGGTTCTGACCATGTGATTGAGAATCCAACACCTAAACTGTAATTATCTTTCTGACCTGTTCTAGTTTTTTTACGAAATAATATATCACCAGGATTATCTAAAACACCATCTCCTATCGGATTGCCATCATCATCAAAGGCACCAAAATTATCGGTGACATCATATACTGGATCCATATAATATGGTTCATAAGGTTTTGCTGCAGAAATACTTCCTGTAACATACGGAGTAAAATTGCGAGTGGGTCCTTGACACTGAATTCCGTTTCCGTATGTGTTAGTGATATATGGGCCTTGTAAAACCTGAATTGCCTGATTGGTCACCGAGCCTGAACTATTTGCCACAGGACTTGCGGTTGCCGATACACCACCAACGGTTTCAGCATTGACTGGTGAGGCAAATAATAATGCAATTATTGGGAAAAAATGGAGGTGGTTTCTGTTACGCTTTCTATGACCGTCTCTCTTTGAATAATCGTCTGATTGCTTAAACCCGGACCAGAGTAAGTTTCTGTAAATTGAAATGCTGCTCCCGGTGTTGTTTGTTTCCAGTTTGGTTTTGAATTTGATAAACCAGTCCATCTCGAAGTCACTCCATTTATTGTTGTCGAAACAGTTGATTGATTAGGAACAATAGTTTCTCCCGAATGTTCCACACCAGATCCTGTTACAGAATATTGATATCCAGTGTTATAATCCATCGAATTGATGGTTTCTGTTATTGTTGATGTTGTCTCTGTTCGGCTTGTCATTGAGCCTTGCGTGAAGTTGGGAACAACCGGCACACTATATACCGGTTGTGCCATCCCATGAATCACTCCAAGAACCAATCCGAAACCGATTGCTTCTTGTAATTTAGTCACTGTTATTTAACCTCAATCAATTACAGTGATTTCACTTACAAATTGTCCGATCGCACTAGAACCAGCTGAACCTGCAGTTACTGTAAGAGCACCTGATGAAGTTACAGTACCGGCAAGACTAGTATTATCACCAGCAGCATAAGAGGTTTGTGTAGACAGATTCCCAACAGTGCCTACAGTGGGAGCAGATGTTGGAACGGCATCACCTTGTGTATATGATTGGCTGAAGGAAAATGCAGAACCGGGTGTATCTTGTGTTGCGGCAATTGTTCCTGGATTATAGATACCCGAAGTAATTGTTCCTGCAGAAACTGTATTGGCAGTTGATCCGTCAGTAGTATCGATATTGCTTCCAGAAATACTGAATGAGGAACCAATTCTTGATGCGGTAGTTCTTGCAGCGTCCACAGTCAACTGAACACTAGTTGCATGTTTAGTAACAAGTCCACCCGCATAAACTGGTGAGGTCATCAACAACATTCCAAGTAACATTAATGTCTGTTTCATTTATCTGGAATTACAGGTTTTCTGGAAATATTTATCCTTTTTGGTTTTTTATAAATAATGTGTCAAAGTTAAATGAATTGAAATGACAGATCAACAACAACATCTTTCCGAACTTATTGAGCAAAGAAATATGATTGCCAAACAACTTGAAAGTCTTCAAGAAGAAGGTTCAAGAATCAGAGAATTGTTTTTAAAAACACAAGGTGCTATCGAGTATTTGGAAGCCACTGGAGTAGAACTTCCAGAACCAGAACCCACCGAAGAAGAAGCACCAGCAGAAGAAGAAGCACCAGCAGAAGGTTGACATCCTGATCAAGAGAGTCTATAATATTTGAGTTGAGAGGGGGAGGCACTGCTGCCTCTCTTAACTTGTAAGGGCAAGTAGCTCAGTTGGATTAGAGCCACGCACTTCTAATGCGTTGGTCGGGGGTTCGAGTCCCTCCTTGCCTGTTGTCCTTTTACTTCTTATGGACAATTACACCTTTGGTGGAAGACCCGTAACGGGAATCAATCTTCTTTTACTCATAAGTGAGATGGAAGGTACTTATCAACATCTCAAGTATATGGGATTTGAAGAGGACATGAAGTTCATTGATGAGATGAAGAA